GAATTGCTGACCGAAGAACACGACCGGCGCACTGTGATTATCGACAGCCTCGACGGGCTGGAACCGCTTGTCTGGCGTGCGACCTCGGCCCGCCTCGGTATCAACAGCATCGAGGAGGCCGGGTTCGGGAAAGGCTACGTGGAAGCCGATACCGAATGGAACGAGCTCATGGCAGCGGTGTCTGCGCTGTCTCGTGCGGGCATGTATGTCGTCATGTTGGCGCACCCTGAAATTGTGCGCTTCGACAGCCCGACTACGGATCCATATAGCCGATACCAGCCTAAGCTGCATAAACGATCGAATGCACTGGTTCGCGAGAAGTCCGACATCGTCGCGTTCATGAACTACCGCATCTCTATCAAGGAAAAAGAAGTGGCACGCCAGACGAAGGTTAGCCACGCCGAAGGCGGCAAAGAGCGCCAGGTGCACTTCAACGAGGCGGCAGGATTCAATGCCAAGAATCGCTATTCGATGCCCGACAGCGTCGTCTACCGCAAAGGGCAGGGCTTTACCGACATTGCCAAGTTCTGGCCGGCTGGCAACGACAATGGACAGAAGGAGGCGGCCTAATGGAAAAAGCTCTCTCCGGCCTCGTCGCAATCGCGGCCATCCTCTTCTTCGCGCCGCTGATCGGCGTTCTCGGCGGTGCCTTCGTCGGCTGGGTCGTGGGCCTGTTTTTCGCAGAAACAATTCATGCGTTCCTTGCCGCGGTTGGCATCAACGCGGCGGGCCTTGCGATGTGGCAGATCGGCGCTTCGCTCGGTTTCATCGACGGGTTCTTCCGCCCGGCTATTCATCGGGCGAAGGCGTAAACGCTTAAACCTCAACGTTGCTGTACTAAGTAAAAGACGTCGCTCCGCTGCGGACGGAGCGCGCGGAGCGACGGCGCAAAGTAATCCTCCTCCCCTGATTACTTACGCGGCAGCGAATTACCATGAGAAGAAAATGGTTAATAGTTAAACATCCGTAACAATTACCTAACGAAATCACCAACAACACGAGGAAAGTATAGATGGCCAGACTTGGCTCAACATTTGACGCGACCAAACACGACACGACACAGTCCGATTACTCGGAACTGCCGAATGGCGACTATGAGCTGGAAATTGAGGCCAGCGAAGTTAAGGAAGGTGCGAACGGCACCGGCCTCAAGACAACGATGACCGTCCTTCGTCCCGACGAATACCAGGGCCGCAAGGTCTTCAACTTCTACAATCTGGAACACAAAAACGCGCAGGCCCAAGAGATTGGCCAGAAGCAGTTCGCCAGGCTTTGCCGGGCAATTGGCGTTTCGGAAGTCGAGGATTCTGAAGAACTGCACTTCAAGGCGTTCACGGCAAAGATTGGCCTCGGCAAGCCTTCGAAGGACGGCCAGTATCCGGCTCGCGCGGAGATCAAGAAGTACTACTTCCCCGATGAAGGCAACGTTCCCCAGCCTTCAATCGACGCCAACCAGCCTGTAGCACAGGCTCGCCCTGCCAATGACAACCGACCGGCTGCGGCAAACAGCAATAAGCCTGCTCCAGCGGCTGCTGCGGCAGGCAAGAAGCGACCTTGGGGTTAAGCTAAACCCAACAGGCGCGGCTACCAACCGCGCCTTCTACCACCGAACACGAGGAGACTAACGCATGGCACCGCTTCCAAAAGCCGAATCCAGTACTGTCAGAGCCATCTACACTGCTTACGAGGCCCAGGCCAAGTCCTGGGACTCGTGGGGAATTAGCGTGGGCGAGGCGGGCACAGAATGCGATAGAGCCTTGTGGTACGGCTTCCGCTGGGTCTCGGCGCACGAGGTTCATTCTGGCCGCCAGCTCCGCCTGTTTGCCACCGGCAATATCGAGGAAGACCGCTTGGTCGCCGACCTCGAACGCATCGGCGTTGATGTCTATGGCCAGCAGGACAAAATCAGGCTGGTCTCGGGCTTCGTCCGCGGCAAGTGTGACGGCAAGGCGATGGGTGTTCCCGAAGCGCCGAAGACCGAACACCTGTTGGAATTCAAGTCGAGCAACGAGAAGGGCATCAAGGAACTTCAGAAGCATGGCTGCCAGAAAGCCAAACCACTTCACTATGCCCAGTGCCAGCTCGGGATGCAGGCCTTTGGATTGACGCGCTGTCTGTATCTGGCGTCGTGCAAGAACACCGATACGCTCTATGCCGAGCGGATCGAATACGATGTCGAGTTCTGCCTTCGATTGCTGGCACGCTGCGAACGCATCGTGTTTTCGGACAAACCGCCCAGCCGGATTAGCGAAGATCCGGAGTTCTTCGGATGCATGTTCTGCAAGCACCGCGGCGTTTGCCATGAAGGCGTGCAACCGCGCGTAAATTGCCGCGCCTGCCTTCATGTTCAGCCAGAGCATGGCGGCGACTGCCACATGTCATGCGCGCGCTGGAACAAGCCTTTGTCGATCGACGAGCAACGCGACGGGTGCCCGGCGCATCTCTACCTGCCGGGGCTGATAAATGGCGAGCAGATCGATGCGGACGAGGTTGCGGAAACCGTTACTTATCGACTGGCAACGGGTGAAGTCTGGGTGGATGGGGCCAACGATAACAAGAAGGTAGCATAATGCAGCCGCGATACTATCAGAACGAAGCGACAGATTCTGTTTTTGACTACTGGGTCGAGGAGCCGGGGCACCCACTAGTGGACATGGCGACAGGCACCGGTAAGTCTATGACGCTCGCCATGATTTTTCAGCGGTTATACACCGGCTGGCCCGACATGCGGCTGTGCTGCTGCACTCATGTCGTGGAACTGGTCGAGGGTAATTTTCTCGAGCTGATCGGTATCGCGCCGTTCGCCCCGACTGGAATCTATGCATCGGCCCTTGGCCGACGCGAAGCGCGGGCGCAAATTCTGTTTGCGCAGTTGCAGACGGTCTATAACAAGGCGGCGCAGATCGGTCATGTGGACGTGCTGGCAATCGATGAGGTGCATTTGGTTCCCAACGACGCCAACACGATGTATCGGCAATTCATCGACGCGTTGCTGGCGATCAACCCGGATATGAAGATCGTGGGTTTGTCGGCAACGCCTTATCGCCTCGATAGCGGGAGGCTCGATGAGGGCGACGACCGACTGTTCGATAAGGTCGTCTATACATACGGCATACGGCAGGGCATTGACGACGGATATCTTTCGCCGGTCACGTCAAAGCCAACGGAAACCAAGCAAGATACATCCCAAGTGCCGATGCGCGGCAACGACCTCGCCAAAGGTGCGCTGCAAGATGCAGTTGATCGCGACGATCTCAATCGGCGCATTCTTGAAGAGGTATTTGACACTGAGGGACAAAGGCGTACTGCGCTGTTTTTTTGCGCAGGCGTCGAACATGCTACTAATGTCCGCGACATCATCCGCGAAATGGGCAAGACGTGCGAAGTGTTGGTTGGTAGCACCCCTAAGAACGAACGCCGCAAAATTCTTGACGCTTACAAAGCCGGGGGCATTTGGGCTCTCACAAATGACAATGTTATGTCTACCGGCACAAATGTGCCGCGTATCGACCTGATCGGAGATATGGCTAGAACGAAGTCTGCGAGCCGATATGTGCAGCGCGTCGGACGTGGAACTCGCGTGCTATACCCGCCGCGCTTTGACCCAGAGGCGGTTGGGCCGGAAGAACGCCGGGCAGCTATTGCCGGTTACCTGAAGCCAAACTGCCGCTACATGGATTTCGCGGGCAACGTCGCAGAGCATGGTCCAGTGGATATGATCGAACCGCGCAAGCCGTCGAAAGGGGATGGCGAGGCGCCAATTAAGGTTTGCCCGACCTGTAACGAGCAATTGCACGCCTCACTGCGCATTTGCTGGTGCTGCGGTCACGAGTTCGAGTTTGACGAAACGCCGAAGCTTCAAACGCATGCAACGGATGCGCCTATCGTAAGTGTTGCAGCACCTGAGACGAGGGAAGTCACCCGCCGCACATTCGCGTACCACGAAGGCAAGGGCGGCAAGCAGGACAGCGTGAAGGTGTCTTATTGGGTTGGCATGTCACCCATCAATGAATGGCTCGGGCCCGCGCATACCGGCTTCTTCAAGTCGAAGTCTGACAGGTGGTGGCGAAAGCACGGTGGACAAGCGCCATTCCCCAAAACCGTGCTTGAATTCATGGAGCGACAGAATGAGTTGCTGCCCACGGGTGAAATCGTTGTGAAGCCGAACGGCAAATACTGGGAAGTGGTCGACGCCATGCCAGGTGTGGCCAATAACAATGTGCCGGCGGCGAGCAATGATAATGAGCCGGCCTGGCTGGCGGAGATAGGTGATGAGGTGCCGTTTTAATCAAGGCAGGGGTTAGTCGTCCTTGCCTTCTGCCCGGTCTCTAAGAATTTGCGCAGCTGTGGCTCTATATTTTTCCTTCACCTCGTCGGGAACGCCACCACCGACACTAGCTCCGCTTACGATTTTGCTAACAGCAGAATCCCAGTTCAGGTCGGGATCAGAGTTCTCTTGCTCAAAAAGTTGCTTTGCGAGCTCTTCGATCTCTAGTTGCTTTTCCAATTCGCCGCTCATGTCGATCTCCATCTGTAAAAAGGGCCTGGAATGTAGAAGATGGAGAGCAATTCTGGCGAGGCAAGGCATGAAGCGGTTGCTATGGGCCTTGAAGGGTGTCCGCATCGCGCGATAGGGCGGGGGGGGGGGCTTTGGTACACGCGATGCGGATGCATTCCAAAGGAGGATTGCACCGACTAGATAGGAACTACAGCCCGATCGAACAAATGACAGTTCGTGACAGCTCGAAAGCATGAGTGAGAAAGAGCCGCTCCGTGGCATAAATGCCCGGAGCGACGGCGCCGAGTAGCCCCCCCGGATACCCAAAACGCTATTCCAATGTACCACAGTGAAACACATATCAAAAAATTAAATTTACGTAACGTAAGCCCTCCCGCCAAAGATTCGGGACTGGCTATTAACAATAACCGCCGTGAGGCGTGTTAACTTACCTACCGTTGCTTATGGCAGCAAAACCAACCACCAAAACACGAGGAGCAACAATGACGGACAATTACGACCCGTATAACCCGGCGCCTATTGGTCACAATAGACCGCCGCTTTCTGCGTACGAGACCGTCAAGCAGGAAATCGAAGACCTGTTCGATGAGGCAAAGAATTTCGCGGACGGCGAAGCGATCGACAGCCAGCAGCTGGCAGATGCGATCACCGAACTGCACGATAAGCTCCATGAGGCGGGAAAGCGCGCCGACGAGGCTCGCAAGGACGAAGCCAAGCCTCACGACGATGCCAAGGCTGAAATTCAGGACCGCTACAACAAGCTGATCGGCAATACTAAGTCGGTCAAAGGCAAGGTCGTTCTTGGCAAGGAGACGTTGCAGACCTTGCTGACGCCGTGGCGCAACAAGCTCGTTGCTGAGAAGGAAGCTGCGGCCAAGGCGGCACGTGAAGAGGCTGACCGCATTGCGCGTGAAGCACAGGAAGCTATGCGTGCCAGCGCAGGTAATCTGGAAGAGCGTGAGAAGGCCGAAGAACTGCTTGCCGAGGCAAAGAAAGCCGACCGATGGGCTAAGCGCGAAGACCGTTCAGCAACCACGGGCACGGGTCTGCGCACGATCTGGCGCTGCACGCTGGAAGATGAAGGCAAGGCGCTGGATTGGGCATATGGCCGGGCGCCGGAGCGCTTCAAGGAACTGGTGCAGTCCATGGCCGAAGAAACAGTGCGCGCCGGTATGCGTCAGGTGCCGGGGTTCAAAGTCTGGGATGAGCGAGTGGCGCGGTGATCGTCCCCGTCAGGCCAGACGAAATAGGGGCCTAGTTCGAACAATTTATCTGGACCTTGAAGAC